GCTCTCGATGAGACAGTAGACCCAGATGGTGTTACACTTGCAACACCAACAACAGTTACAATTACTCTTCAAGAGTTCGGTAACTCAACAACCAACACACGCGCTCTTAAGATTTTCTCTTACGTCGGCGTAGACGATGATATCGTTAACTTGATGGCTGTTAACCAAGCAGATTCAATCGACGAGATTGCAATGACTACACTTCGCGGTGGAAGCAACGTAATCTACTCAGGTTCAACTGCAACATCAACAGCAACAGTTACTGCTGCTGCAACACTTTCTTCTGCTAACATCCGCAAGGCTGTTGCGAAGTTGCGTGCTAACAAGGCTAAGGGCCGTAAGGGCGCTATGTACTGGGCTGGAATCCACCCAGAAGTTGCTCACGACCTAATGGCTGAAACAGGTTCAGCAGGATGGCTATTGCCAAACCAGTACGGTGCTTCACAAGACCGCATCTGGGCCTCTGAAATTGGTTCATACGCTGGTGCATTCTTCGTTGAATCACCACGTCTTTACAAGGCAACTGATGGTGCTTCATCTGCAAAGGTGTACCGCACAATCATCGCTGGTAAGCAAGCACTTGCTGAGGCTGTAGGCGAAGAGCCACACACAGTTCTTGGTAACGTAACAGACCGCTTGAAGCGTTTCCAACCAATCGGTTGGTACGGCGTACTAGGCTTCGCACGTTATCGTGAAGATGCTCTATACCGCATCGAGTCTGGTTCATCAATCGCATAATTGATTGACGGCTGAGCAGGGGGCACGTGTCTCCTGCTTAGCAGTAAGTCCATTAAGGAGACCAATGACTACATATATCTTTAGACCACCTACGGTCGAAGAAGGACCAACGAGTACTAACCATCGTCTCTTTCAGTTTTTCAAACTACGACAAGGTATCTCAATTGGCAAGAAGGATGGTTCCTACTTCCAGAATAGATACCCAGCACAGGATGATATTGACACCTATAGTGAATTCTATCATGGTGGTCATGAGCACAGCGTTAGCGAGGCGACTAAAACGGCACTGATTGCCGCTAACGTTGGTGTGACAGAAAGCAACTTTACAGCAGAGTAGGGACAAAATGGATTGTAATCATATCAGCAAAGTAGTCGAGTGGGGCTACCGCTTGGTAAAAGGGGACATGCAATCATATGTATCTGTCTTCGGATGTACCAAGTGTGATGCCACATCTAAGAAGAAACCGTTGTATGAAGAAGCAGAAGATATTTTTATAGACCATAGCAAGTGTAATATTGACCCTTGCTTTGGTTGTAAGGCTAAGAGTTTGCAACTTAACGCTGGAGATGCCACTAGAGACATCCCTGATAAGAAATGGCGACATAAGTTAGATAACTATAAGCGAGCAAGAGAAAATGGTATTCAACCTGGTGGGACTTCGGAAGCACATGTTGAAGCGGCATATCAAGCATCAGAGAATCTAGGCAAAGCCTACAACGCTGAGACTATGCCAAAAGCACATAAGATAAACAAACGAGTAGCCGAAGTAGTGAATACAGGAGTACTAAATGCAAAATAACTCAAAGAGTCGCACAGCGGACCACGATAACTCTTTCATCACGAAACTGTATCGCCCCGTTGACCGTTATGTAAAGAATTTAGTTAAAGAAGTAAGCGACGTTCCAAAGGAATATCGCCGTGATTTAGGATTGACAGTTGAGTACAAAAGCGCAGGACCCGCACGTCGTGCTCAAATCAAACGTCAATTTGCAGAACAAGAAGGCCGACCAAACCAAGTTAAAGAAGCACTCGGAGCAATCGTAGGACGCTCCCCTAAGAAGAAGGTTAAGTAATCATGGTACAAAAAATGGCTAAAGGTAAGTATCCAAAGGGTGGCGGAAAAGGTATATCTGGAGACGCTCTTGTTGGCAAGGTTAGTCAGAAGACTATCGATGATATTAAGCGTTTAGGAATGACAGAAGCACTCAAGTTGGCTGGCAAGAACGGCAAGACTGCTGGTGGTGCTGCACGTGAATTCCAAGAAGGTGTACGTCGTATGTACGGAGCCAAGCGTCTCGCAGATGCTAAGGCAAAGTATGCTCCAAAAGTATCTGGTGGCAAAAGCCCAGTGCAATCAGGAACATACCTTAAGCCTTCTACTGCAAAGCCATCTGCTCCAGCACCTAAGAAGAAGAACAGCAACCTCGGTGCTAAGATTGCAGGCGGAGCCGCTGCTGCGGGTCTACTAATCGCATCACGTGGTAAGGCTACAGGAGCAGTTGCTAAACTTGCTCCAGGACTTGCTAAGTCTAGTGTTGGTAAAGCACTATTCGGTACAGGCAAGGCTCCAGTATTTAAGAACCCTATTGTTGACAAAGCAACTGCTGGAGTTAAAGCAGGAGCAAAGCAACCTAAGGTTCCAGGCACACGTATGGAATATGCTGCTAAGTTAGCACAAGATAAGGCTTCTAAAGAATTAACGGCCCTTGCTGCTAAGAAGAAGGCTGCTGCTGCAGCCGCTGCTAAGACTGCTGCTAAAGCACCTGCAAAGGCTCCTGTTAAATCATCAATGTCAACTAAGAAGAAAATTGGTCTTACTGGCGCTGGTGGGGGTTCCCTAGGACTATCTGGCGATTCAAGAAAGAAGCGATAATTATGTCAATGAAAAAAGAAAAGTATTCATCTAAAAAAGCAATGAAGATGCATGAAATAAAAGAGTCTCCTGCTATGCGCCTGAAAGAATACGGTACTAAGAAGAAGGCTGCGCCTAAGAAAATGGGCAAGAAGAAGTAATGGCTGCCAAGAAGAAAGGCAATGTTAAAATTGCCAAGATTATGGGCGAGTTCAAACGTGGCACACTACATGGTGGAGTTGACCCAAAGGGTCCTAAGAAAGCACCTGTAGTTAAATCTCGCAAGCAGGCAATTGCTATAGCATTGGCTGCCTCACGTAAGAAGAAATAAATGGCAGATGCAAGATTGAAGAAGGCAGGCGTGGAAGGCTTTAACAAGCCCAAGCGCACTCCTTCGCATCCTACTAAGTCACACGTTGTTGTGGCTAAAGAAGGTAGCCAAGTTAAGACCATTCGCTTTGGACAACAAGGCGTTACTGGGGACAGGCAACCAACTGCACGTCAGGCTTCATTCAAAGCCCGTCATGCCAAGAATATTGCTAAAGGTAAGATGTCTGCTGCATATTGGGCAGATAAGGTTAAGTGGTAACTAACTAAGGTGGGGACAATGAAAGAGACTTTAACTATCGCTTGGTGCGATAACGGTATGGTTGATGGCAAGTTCATGCAGGGTGTTACAGATGTTATGCTCCATTCTGGAGTAGAAATAGCAACAACCCTACGCAGTTCTGGCAATCAAATTGCAAGACAGCGTGAAAGAATTATTACACATTGGTATGATAACAGTAAGTCAGATTGGCTCCTATGGGTTGACTCTGATGTAGTTATCAGTGTTGACACCTTCAAACTCTTATGGGACAATAAGGACATAAAGGAACGACCAATTGTAAGTGGTGTGTACTTTACTACAGACCAACCAGAAGAGAGTCTTATGACTCCAATGCCAACTCTATTTGATTTCGTTCAGAATGATAAGACGGTTGGTGTTAAAAGAATTCATCCGATGCCAAAGGATAAGTTAATTAAAATTGGTGCATCGGGTATGGGATATGTCTTGATGCACAGAAGCGTCATAGACAAGATTAAAGAAACAATCCCAAATGCTCCATTGTTCTCAGATATTGGATATGGCAAGAATTTCATGGGTGAAGATATTTACTTCTTTGCTCTATGTGACAAATCAGACATTCCAGTGTATGCACATACTGGAGCAACAGTACCACACATGAAACGATTTTCGTTTGATGTTAACTACTACGATGCATTCGTAGGAGATAAGAGGAAGTAATGGCAGTAGGAGTAGCAGGCAGCACGTTGTGCTCGGAGTTAAATCGCCTTGCTAATGGTGGGACTTATCCCGCTCTAACGGCATTTCTTGGCGAAGCAGGTGCAGCAAACAAATGGGCAGGCACAACAGGTTTGTCCCTTATCGGTGCATTGAATGTTAAAGCAGGAATCACAGATAAGAAGTTATACCAGGGTTTGAACAAGGTGGCTAACACTCTTGCAGGAACAACTGGAAAAGAAGCACTAGTCGCTCTGAGAGGAATTTCATCATAATGGCAACACCAACATTAGAACAGATGATTGATGAAGTAACGATTAACCTTTCAGGTTATACATTACAACAAGATAGAACCACACACCTTACATCTCCAGTCACTACAACGACATCTCCAAGCAGTGACCCAACAATTCTATCATTAGCATCTACCGAGTCAATCGGCAAGGGTGTCATTGAAATTGGGGAAGAACTACTATGGATTGATTCTTTTGACCGCGTAGGTAAGACTGCAACTATTGCGCCTTATGGCCGTGGCTATATGGGAACAACTGCATCAACTCACATTGTTGACAAGAAAGTAACCATCAGTCCAACCTTCCCACGCCACTCAATCAAGCGTGCAATCAATGACACTATCTCCTCTTTTGGTGCTAGCATCATGGCTGTTAAGTCAACTACCTTTACCTACAATGCTGTAGTTAATACCTACGCATTTACTGGATTAAACATTAAAAATATTCTTAGCCTATCATGGCAGGACATTGGCTCTTCAAAGGAATGGATTCCAATTCGTAAGTGGGATTGGGATGCCGTAGCAGATACCACAGCCTTCGGAGCAAATTCTCAAACAGTAACCATTGGTGACCCTATCATATCTGGTCGCAAGGTTAAAGTCATCTACGCTACAGACCCAGAAGTATTTACTGCTAACTCACAAGAGTATGCAGACCAAACAGGACTACCATCATCTACACGTGATGTTGCAATTCTTGGTGCTACCTATCGTCTTCTCTCAGCATTAGACCCAGCCCGTGCTGGAATGGTTAGCCCACAAGCGGACGAAATAGATAACAAGCGACCATACGGTTCATCTCAAGCAGCAACAAAGCAAATCTATGCATTGTATCAAGCACGCTTGCTAGAAGAGTCCAAGTCACAGCAAGCAAACTTTCCAATTCGCGTCCACTACTCCCGTCGATAGGTAGACAATGACAACTAGAAAATACTCATCTCGCTCACAGCAAACAACATTATCTTCACCTATTACGGATGCAGATTTAACAATGACAGTCGGTTCTGCAGCATCCCTACTTGTTTCCACAGTTCCTAGCGGTCAAACATTTACTATAGTCATTGACCCTGATACAGCACTTGAAGAAATTGTAGATGTCACCAACTGGTCATCTGGCAATACTTTAACAATTGCTCGAGGTATTGATGGCTCTAGCGCAGTAAGTCACTCTGCTGGCGCGGTAGTTCGTCACATGGCTATTGGTCGCGACTATCGTGAAGCCAATACACATATTGAGAATACTACAACTGCTCATGGTCTAACTATCGCAGATGTCATTACAACTACAAATACAAAGACTCTTACTAATAAGACTTTAACTAGCCCAACCATTACTGGAACAGGTGCTATCGCTGGTACATTTACAGGAAACCTTACAGGTAACGTAACTGGTAACGTATCAGGAACTTCTGGCTCTACTACAGGTAATGCTGCTACAGCAACCGCCTTGGCTACTGGTCGTACATTCCAACTTACTGGAGATGTAGAAGCAAGCGGAGTTACCTTTGATGGTACTGGCAATGTAAGCCTAACAACTGTTATTGGTACTGGCGCTATCGTCAACGCAGATATTAATGCTTCTGCAGCAATTGATAAGACTAAGATTTCAGGTACAGCAATTACTGCTGCTGATTCAGGAACGGTTACATCTGCAATGATTGCCAATGGTGCAATCGTAGATGCTGACGTTAATGCCTCTGCTGCTATTGCTAAGACTAAGTTAAACCTTGGTGGAACTATTACTTCTGCTGACTTGGTTGACGGAACTATTGTAGCCACAGACATTGCAGATGGAACTATTACTGCAGCCAAGATGGTTACTGACCCATATGCCCGTGCTAACCATACTGGTACACAGGCTGCATCTACTATCTCAGACTTTGATACACAGGTACGCACATCTCGTTTAGACCAGATGGCTGCACCTACTGGCTCACTGTCAATGAACACGCAGAAGATTACAAATGTAGTTGACCCAACATCAGCACAGGATGCCTCAACTAAGGCATACGTTGATGCTCAGGTAAATGCCCTTGTAGATGGTGCTCCTGGCACACTTAATACTCTTAACGAAATTGCTACTGCAATCTCTGCTGGTGGTTCATTTGAATCTACAGTAGTACTCAAGTCAGGTTCTACCATGACTGGTGCTCTTACCCTTTCAGGTGCTCCTACAGTAGACTTACACGCCGCTACAAAGGCGTATGTAGATACTGTGGCAGGTTCTGCTACTGCTGCTGCAGCAAGCGCTTCTGCTGCTGCAACAACTTACGACAACTTTGATGACCGCTACTTAGGTGCCAAGTCATCTGCTCCATCTGTAGATAATGATGGCAATGCTTTGATGACTGGTGCTCTTTACTGGAACTCAGTATCTGCAACTATGTTCGCTTGGACAGGTTCTGCTTGGGGTTCAATTTCTTCAACTGCAGACATCTATCGCTACCGCTACACAGCATCAGGTGGAGAAACATCTGAGTCAGGTCCTGATGATAATGGATTAACTCTTTCCTATATTGTAGGAAAGGAACAAGTATATCTCAATGGTGTACTTCTAGTTCGCTCAACAGATTATGTAGCAACTAATGGAACAAGCATCTCATCTCTTGCAGCATTAACTGCTGGTGACATTCTTGAGATTATTACCTTTACAGCCTTTGACCTAGTAAATGTAATTAGCCCTACGGTTATTGATGCTAAGGGTGATTTAATTGCAGGTGTATCTGCTGATACGATTGGTAGACTAGCAATTGGTTCTAACGGACAATACCTGCAGGCTAACTCAGGAACTAGCACTGGTCTTCAATGGGCAACAGTAGATGCTTTACCATCTCAGACAAGCAATGCAGGAAAGTATCTAACAACAGACGGAACCTCAGCATCCTGGGCAACCGTAACAACCGACCCAACAGCCGACATCTTTATGATGATGGGCGCCTAAGAAACTAAGGAGAAATACAAATGGCAAAGAAGGTACTTGGGCAAGTAAACCCATCCGCAACAACAGCAACAACGCTTTACACGGTTCCATCTGCAAAAAGTGCAGTTATATCAACACTTGTAGTCTGCAATCAAGCAGCAACGGCTGCTACATATCGCGTTGCGGTACGTCCTGCAGGCGCAACGCTGGCAGCAGTACACTATATCGCCTACGATGTTACTGTTGGTGCATCTGATAGTACTGCCCTTACACTAGGCATTACGCTAGCAACAACAGACGTTGTAACTGTATATGCCTCATCAGCAACACTTTCCTTCCACGCATACGGAGATGAAGCATAATGGCAGTTAATTCCTTTGCAAATATTGATTACACTATTGCTGTTCCTAGTAGTGAAATGACTTTACTTAGCACTACAACAATGTCGGGTTCTGCAAATATTGAAGTTACTTCAATCAACCAGACTTATAGAGATTTATTTGTTGAAGTTTATAATATGACTTGGGGCACTGGTAACGCTCAAATTTACATAGACATAAACTCAGATATTTTTGGTAGCAGTGCAAACTGGATATCAAATACAACAGTCGGACTTGTTCAAACAAATGCCGTTACTTTATCAGGCGGCAATATTACAAATAACACAGGCAATTATTACGGCATGACGATTAACGGTTATTCATCTACAGCGGCTTACAAGAGTTTTAACTGGTCAGGTGGTTCTTATTACACAACAGTTTATGCCATGCAAGGCGCAGGAGTTTATATGGCAACGGCAGCAATTACCAGTATCAAAATTCGTAATAACGGTCCATATAGTTTTACTGGTGGAACAATGAGAATATGGGGAATCAAATAATGTCTAAAGAAACAAGACCAACTATCCTTATTCATAACATGGAAACAAATGAGCAAGAGATTCGTGAAATGAATGACGAGGAATTTGCTGCATACGAAGCAGACCAAGCAGCACAAGCGACACAGGCTGCAGTAGAAGCAGCCAAGGCTGCCGAGAAGGAAGCATTACTTGCTCGTCTTGGCATTACTGCTGACGAAGCAAAACTACTTCTTGGATAATAATTTAACAACTAATCTAAAAGGATAACACTCAATGGCAATTAAGAGATTTACTAAATCATCCATTAAAGATAGTAAAGGGTCTCAATCACTACTTGCAGGAAATCGTCCTTTATTTAATGTTGAATACTTAGTAGTTGCTGGTGGTGGAGGCGGCGCTGGTCGTTACGGCGGTGGAGGCGGTGCTGGTGGTTTTAGAACTGGTTCTGGTTTTGGTGTAAGTCCAAGTACTTCATATACAGTAACTGTTGGTACTGGCGGAGTGGGAAGAATAGATGCTGGTGGTGATTCTCTTGAAGGCGAAAGTGGGACCAACTCTGTTTTCTCTACAATAACTTCAACTGGTGGCGGTGGTGGTGGCGGAGCAGGATATAACACAAGAGACACATCGGCTGGACTCCCTGGTGGTTCTGGCGGAGGTGCCTGTGGTGGTACATCTATAGGTAGTGGTAATACACCAGCAACTTCTCCCTCACAAGGAAACAATGGTGGTACAGGTGGCGGTGCACCCGATTACTACGGCGGAGGTGGCGGAGGTGCTTCATCCGTTGGTGGAAATAGCAGTACCCGTGCTGGAGCAGGTGGAAGTGGAACTGCAAGTTCTATAACTGGCACATCAGTCACTTATGCAGGTGGTGGTGGTGGTGGTTCATTCACTGGCACTGGCGGTCTTGCTGGTTCAGGTGGCGGTGGAGCAGGTAGCGGTGGCGTAAACAATGGCATTGCTGGAACAGCAAATACTGGTGGTGGCGGTGGCGGAGGTGGTCAAGCCCGAAGTGGTGGTAATGGCGGTTCAGGTATTGTAATTATTAAATATCCCGATACACGTACAATCACTATTGGTGCAGGTTTAACTGGAACTACAGCAGCACCTTCTGGTGGATTTAAAGTTACTTCAATTACAGCAGGTAGTGGAAATGTGAGTTGGGCATAATGACACATTACGCATTTCTATATGATAGTAATTCATAACCCAGTTAAATATATTTTTAAATCACAAGAAAAGGATAACTAATGAGTAAAGCCCGTGACCTAGCAAACGCAGGTACAGCCCTAACTACCGTATCAGCAACAGAGTTAGGCTACTTAGATGGCGTAACTTCTGCTGTTCAGACACAGATTGACAGTAAAATTACTGGTTCATCTGCAATTGCACCTACCATTGTAGATGCTAAAGGTGACATCATTGCTGCTACTGCAGCAGATACAGTTGCTCGTCTTGCTGTAGGTAGTAATGACCAAGTACTTACTGCTGACTCATCTACTGCTACTGGATTAAAGTGGGCTACACCTGTATCAGGCTCAATGACTTTGCTTAGCACTACCACGCTAACAGGTTCAAGCGTTACAATTTCAAGTATTAACCAAAGTTACAAAAATTTATACATAATTATTCAAAATGCAACTATAACTTCATCTGGCTATTATATTCAGATGCGTTTTAATGGTATTACTAGCGCAAATTATTTAACAGTTGCTGGTACTTCTTGGGGCGGCAGCGGAACTGCTTTTAGTTCCTCATCTATTGGATTGGGCTCAAATTATACAAATCAAAGTCCAACTAGCAATAAATATCTTCAAGCAATTACAATTCCTTCTTATAGTAATTCTACAACTTGGAAATTTGCTGAAAGCACCTTAATGGCAACAGATGCAACGTCATCAACTAGTTTAAGTTATGAAATGAATATAGGTTTTACAAATTTAACAACAGCAATAAGTTCTTTAACATTTATAGCAGCGGCAGGAACTTTCAGCAGCGGCACAGTCCTACTTTATGGAGTGAACTAATATGGCTAAAACATCAACTCGTCCAACAGTAAGAATTCACGACATTGAAACTAATGAAGTAATTGACCGCGAAATGAATGACGCGGAATTTACGCAATACCAAGCAGACCAAGCAGCATCAGCAGAACTTGCTGCAGCAGAAGCAGCCAAGGCTGCCGAGAAGGAAGCACTACTAGCAAGACTAGGCATTACTGCTGACGAAGCAAAACTACTGCTCGGCTAATGTGTAAAGACTGCGGTAACTGCACTAAAGAACACAACTACGATGCACTAGCAGAAGTAGATTTTGTAGAAGCAAGCGTATTTAATTAAGGAGTAACGTGGCTGGTCGTGATATTACCGAAGGTCGTGGAGATGCACTTGGCAACGCACGTTCTATTGCTGTCGATGTTGGCATTGTTGCAACATCTTCTATTTGGCAGAATACATCAGAGGCATATGATGTAGCAGTTGGTGGCTTGCCATTCCTATATGCTATCAATGATGCACGACCATACCTACGTCAGACCGCTCCTTACAAGAAGGACCAGTTTGACAATGGCACAGAACCAGGAGAGCAATCTCTAACTGGTTGGTGGATTCGTTCACAGATGT